ACATCTTTTTCAGTATCTACATTTAACTTTGACACATCAAGAGATAGTGAAGATATATTTCAGCCATACTTTAGTTTCCAACCATTAGGTATGACTATGAGTTGTAATAATACAAGTGGTAATAGTAGAACCCTTACTGCTAGTGCAGATTACTTTGTGTCAGGTCATGTTGGTGTAGATCTTTTGATAGGTGAAACTCGCTGTCGTATTACTGCAGTAGGTAGTGCAACATCTGCCACAGTAGATATAGCAGGTACATTAAGACAACAGTTAGAAATAGATAGTATAAAAACATTTGAAGGTAGTGGCACAGTTAGAGTTACTAAAGCCTTACATGGTTTAGCTACTGGTGCATCTATAACAATAGAAAGATCAGGTGCAGTTGGTGGTATTGCTAATACAAATATTAATGGAAGCAGAACTATAACTGCTGTTCCTGATGAGAATACATTTGAATTTACTGCAGGTGGCAGTGTTACTGCTACATCTAGTGCCATTGGTGGAGGTAGTCCTCGTATTGTTACTGGTGCAGCTACTACTGAGTTTAGTGAAATGAGTTATTCACCCTTGAGAGGATATCCTGCTGCAGTTACATTTCATCAAAATAGATTATGGTTTGGTGGTACATTGGCACAACCTGATGGTATATGGGGTAGTAAGTCAGGACAGTTCTTTAACTTTGATGTAGGAGATGCAAGTGATAATGATGCTCTTGACCTTACTGCAAACGTAGGTGAGATATTTTCTATTAGACATTTGGTATCAAACAGAGATTTACAAGTCTTTACTACTGGTGCTGAGTTATTTGTTCAAGCACCAACTGATAAACCAGTGACACCTGCTAACGCACAGATACGCAGACAAACTCCTTATGGTGCATCATTTGTAAAACCTACAGTCTTTGATGGTGCGACTTTATTTATACAGAAAACTGGTAGTGCATTAAGAGAGTTTCTATTTACAGACTCAGAGGCAGCATATACATCTGTGGCTGTATCAGGTCTTGCACCTCATTTAATATTAGATCCAGTACAGATGACATCAATCAAAGGTGCATTGAATAGAAGTGAGTCATATGCTTTTCTTATAAACAATGATGGCACTATAGCTGTATTCTATTCTGTAAGAGGAGATCAAAAAGCAGGGTGGACATTGTGGGATACACAAGGAACATGGCATAGTATATGTGCAGTCCATGAAAGATTGTTTGTAGTTTGTGCTAGAGATGATGGATCAGGGACTACTAAGTTGTTTCTTGAGGAGTTTCAAACAGATATGCCTATGGATTTTTGTGATACATTTAGTGGGAGCAGTAGTGCCTTTGGTAGTTTGGGATCACACTTTGCCAATGATGCAGTGGTTAAAGCTACAAATGGTAATGACTTTCTTGGGTCGTTTACTGTATCAGGTGCAGCAATAGATGCTAGTGCAGTAAAGAGTGGATTGTCTCAGGCATTTATTGGGTATTCTTTTACACCTACACTTAAGACTTTACCTATAGATGCAAGTATACAAGGTGGTCCTTTGACTGGTGAGCCTAGACAAATACCGAAAGTCGTATTAGATTTGTTCTCAACATTAGCAGTTAGTGTTCAAGGACCAAGTACAACATCAACAACAAGAGACTTGGTTATCAGGAATACTACAGATACAGTGTCAGGTGGCTTAATGGAAAGGTCTGCTGTTACTGGCAAAGAGGAGTTTAGGTTATTGGGATCCAAGAGTTATAGTATCACAGTCTTTTCCTTTGGATTTACAGATTAACGGAATGATAGTAGAGGTGGCATTTTGATAGAACTAGCAATAGCATCAGCATTTGTTTCGGCAATGGGATATCAACAAGCAGGTAGAGCAGCTAAAATGGAAGGTGCTTTAACTGCTCGAAATATAAAGACTCAAGGCAAAATAAGAAAATTACAAGCCTTACAAGAACATAATGATATTATGGCAAACTTAAAATCATTTAAAGATCAAAATGCTGCAGTGGCAGGAACTACTGGTAGAGCCGAAGATAGATCATATAAGGCATTAATAAAAAAAGCTGAAGAAGATAATAAAACATTAGCACAAAGATCAAACTATCAAAATCTTGCAGAGCAAAGTAAGTATTCTCAACAAGCAGTTATGGCAGTTACAAAAGCTAATAATATATCTAGGGCATATAGATATAAAGCATTTGGCACAATACTGAGTGCAGGATATAAAGCAAGCACTATGACTGGTGGTGGTATGGGTACAAGTAGAAGTGGACTTTATACATAATGGCAGAGTTTATTAGATCAAAACCTACTACATTTAGAAATAAACCAGTTGGTGTTGTTCGTGCTGATACTGGTGCAATTCAATTAGGTAATGCTGTTGCTGAATTAGGTAACTCTATGCAAAAAGTCTTTTGGGAAGAAGCTAGACAAGATGCCATAAAAGATGATGTGCAAAGAGCAAAGACATTAGCTGTTGCTGATAATGGTAAAGTTATATTTGAAAAAGCAAACTTTACGCAGGTAGGCACACCTTATGCAGAAAAAATATTGGCTCAAAGATATAGTGATGCTATTGGACTTATGGCTAAAGGTGAGTTTGCAAAGTTACAAAGTGAAAACAGATATGATAAAGATACATTTGATACACAAGCAAATGGGTATATAGAAGCTCATGTGAAAAGTTTTAAAGATAATGGCATGGAACAATACATACCTGACTTTATAACTAAGATTACAAATCAAAAAGTTCTTCATTCTAATAAAATATTAAATGACACTATTGCAAGAGATGAAAGAGTTGCAGCACAAAATACATTATTGACCACTAGAGATAATATAAATTCACTAGCAACCCTTACATATACAAAAGGAAACCTTGAAAAGAGTGATATAGAAGTAGAAGGTCCTGAAGTATTTACTCAAATAGATACAGATATAAATGAAACTGTTAAAGAAATAACAGATAATATTAATAGCCTTGTGCAAGATGGACATATAAAAGCACCTGCTGCTGCTGATTTATTTTCAGAACTAAGAAGAAGTCAGGCACTTGGAACTGTGAGACAAGTAGTTGATCGACTTGGTGAAAATGGAACTGCTATAAAAGGTATTGAACAGTTAATGCAAAGTAAGTATCCATCACAAAAACTTATTAATACGATTATAGAAATATCAGATGGTGCTGTTACTATAGATGATTTACAAAAAGTATTTGATCTTAAGAACAATTTAAATCTCTCAAGAACAGATATGGGTATTATTACTCGTGAAATTAGTAATAGATCAGGTGATGCAGATAAACTAATGACTGCAATGGGAGATAGTTATACTACATCAAATTTTGCTAATTTATTAAATGGATCTACAACATCACCTACTATTTTACAGAATAATAATAAAACAAGAGATGGTTTAAATGCAGGTTTAAGCAAAGAGTTAGGTACAAAAATTACATCAATGAATTTATTAACTATGCCACAAGAGCAATATGATATGGCATTACGAATGGTGAGAACACAACCTGTTGTACCTACATCAATGCACGAGTTATTTAAACACCCTGATATAACAACATTAACTGCTTTGGAAGGTGCTACACGATTACAAAAAACACAGTATCTTAATAGGGTATTAGATATGTGGAAAAATACTGCCTATACAAAAGATGGTCGATCAAAGTTAAAAGGATATGATGATGAATACTTTAAGTTTATTGCTATTGATGCAGTAGCTAGAGCTAATGGTGGTGACATAGTTGATGCGTTTAATTATTTTTCTAGAATACCTGCTACTGAAAAAGATATTAATGAAAATATGAAACTTGTTGTTCAAGAGTTTTTACCTAATGCAATAACTACTTCTCCAGATAAAACTTTAGAATCTGTATTAGCTAAGACAGAAGTAAAGCAACAACATTGGAATCAAATGAAACCTTATGTGCAAAAACTATTAGTATTTAAGAGATTAAAAGGTGTTGGCAATGAAAAAATGGCAGAGTTTAATCTTGAGAATATGATTGATGTAATCAATGGCACTTATGATAAGTTATATATTGAAGATGAAACTATTTATGATGTGCAAAATCTAGGACTAAACGATCAAAGAACTAGATTTTCACCACAAAGAAAATATGTAGATGGTAACTATGATAAGTTTAAATTGTTTGTTAATAATATGGTTGCTGAAACAACAAAAGTAGATGGCATCTTAGGATCAGAGTATTTTCTTTTGCCTGATTATAGAAACTCACAATTTGGAGATCAAGCATACACAATAGTAAATGCAAATGGTATTCCAATATTGAATAATGAAGGTGTTGAAATATACTTTAACACAAAAGAATTTGATAAACAGTTAGGTTATGATGCAGAAGAAGCAAGAAAAAGAAGTATAAATCAAGTTTATAATTCAAGATTATCTAAATTAAATGCAAAAATTCCACCACCAGATCTTTCTTTATGGAAACCAAATCTTCAAAATATAAAGTTTACTGACTTTATTGGTAATGATAAAAGAGATCCTACTTATGTCTCAACATTTAAATCAATTAAAAATCTTGATATACCTATTATTTCAGGTGATTATGAATTAGCATCTGGGACTTTTAAATCAAAGTCACAACAAGAGTTTGAGGACTATGATAAATTTGGTGTAAGACAACAAGCAGGTACAAATAATCGTGTAGTTGATATACTGCAAAAGGGTACACTTAAAGAAGATGGCACAAGGGATAAATCATTTTCAGAATATGTTAATGGATTAGAAGATAGTTATATTGAAAAAAAGATAGCAGGTAAAGGATTTGAAAATCCATCTTGGCAATTAATAACTCGTGCCGAAACAATGAAAGAAGGTATGTTAGATACATTAAGAGATATAAAAAGTTCTTTATTAACTCCTGATGTAGCTGTTGAAATACAAGATAACTTAATAGATATAGTAAACTATACTTCAGAAAAAGAAGATTTTAAGGTTGCACCATATATAGATGCTAACACATTATCTATTGGTAGAGGTTTTAATATACAATATCTTACCGATCAAGATTATGAAAAGATGTCAGATAATTTAGCATCAATGTTAAAACCACTTCAAGCATGGCTTAACTCAACACCTAAACGAACTACTGCACAACTTGTAGAAAAGATGAATGAGTTTAAAAGAAACTTAGGTGGATCAGAGGGCATGAAACAACAGGTAGCTGATTTAATTTATACAGATAAAATAAAAGAAATATATGAACAGTATAGTACTGAGTTTGTAAATTTTGGAGAATTAGCTGTTGATAGACAAAAAGCATTGATTGATTTTTCATATCAGTTTGGACATGACAGATTAAAGAGAGACTTTCCAAAGTATTATGAATCTATAACAAAAGCCATACTTACAGAAGATCCTGATTTAAGATCATATTATTTTAGACAAGCAGGATTTCAT